ATCCTCTACCTAATGCACCTGCTACTGCTGAAGCTTCTGATTGTCCTGGTCTTCTTGTTGCTTGTAATAGTTGAGAAGTTAATGGTCTTAACATTAAGTTTCTTCTTTGTTCTGGTGAAATGTATTGAGGCACTTCTCCAAACTCATCATTTAAAATATCAGCTGATTCATCATCATCATCGGATACGGATCCGCCCGTCTGATACTTTTTTACTTTCAAAGCATTTACAATCCCACCTTCGTTAAATTTTGCTTGAGCTGTTTGCATTGCAGGATTTTGAACACCTTGATATGCTTGTGCAACTCCTAAACCTGTACCAATAGATTGTGCTAATGGTGACGATTGAGGTAATGTTGCAGCAGTAATACCAGAAGTAGATTTAGGCCCAGCTGCATAAATGTTTGATAAGAATTCTAATCTTTGTAATGGCTCTGCAGATCTTTGTAATTGTGTTTGTCTTGCAGCATCTAACTGAGCTTGTGCAACTTGTCTTTGTAATCCACCAGCAGTAATTTGTCTTGCAATATCTGTACCAGCCATCTCTTGTTGTAATTGACCAAGAGTTCCTAATTGTGCTGCACCTGCTCTTTGTGCCGCTTGTTGTTGTTGAGCCGCAGTTAATGCAGATTGGAAACCTACAGCTTGTGCTTGACCTAGTTGACCTAGTCTTGCTCTTTCTTCTTCTGCAGCTTGAATACCTTGTCTTCCACCGCCAAATGCACCTGACATAACAGCTTGACCTGCTAATTGATTTTGTCTCATAGCAGATTGTCTATTAATTTCATCTAACACATACGATTGATATGGATTATAAAATTGTTGAATATTAGGAGCACCCATCGCTGCTTGTGTTCCTGTTATTGCTTGGCCAACTGCTTGGCCTCCTACCCCAGTTTGACCTGCCTGTGTTATGGCGGCTTGTTCTAATGGAGATAAACCTTGTACTTGTATATCAGGAATAGAGATTGGAGTTTGTGCTGTTTGACGAGCAATATCCATTAACTCCAGTTTACGTTCTTCAATACCTGGAGCTTCTCTTATAAATTGTGTAGTAGTATCTGGAGCTGGCCCTCCGCCACCTCCTCCGCCGCCTCCGAAGACAGATCCCATTATTTAATCTCCTTTACAAATTCTATATTTTTCATTTTATAACCATGTCTATCCCCTAGTTTTTTCCAACCAGGTCTAGCTAGAATAGCTATTCTATCACATCGATTGGCTCTTGCTAACTCTTCTATAGTTAAAGTAACTTGGTCTTCCCAATGTTCTCTTTCTTTACCCGCTAAAAGTATTACTTCGCATTGTCTCTTTTGTGCGTGATCCGTGATCCGTGTAACGAAAACACCGTACACTTTACTTTCATACCCGTCTAAAGAACCAAACATAATAAACAATTGCATAAAGCCTTGTTTAATATCTTCTTTTAAATCCGCTTCACTTAATAAATCACCAGAATGTCTTAACCCTTGCATAACCATAAGTTTTAATAAATCCCAGTATCTGTCTACCTCATCTTTTTTGATGGGCATAACATCAACACCAATTTTAGTTAACGGCTTTTTTGCTGTTGAATAAGTCATATAATCTTTTCATTTTCTTTTGTTGATCGTAGAAAAACTCAGCACCTTTTTTTCTCATTGCTTTTTCATCATTAGGACTTGCTCCCATTAATATACCAGCACCTAAAATTCCATCTGTTCTTGTTACAAATTCACCATCTGCTAGTTGTGCTAAGATTGTATCTTCGTCTTTGTTAGCTCCATCTGTATGATCTGCAACATAGCCGTTTGCTCTTTTGTAATTATTAAAATCATTTTCATCATGAGTTGATTTAACTGGCATTCCACCTTCATTAAACTTTGCTATTTCTACTAAACCACCTGTGTTCATAGTTTTCATAGCATAACCATAAGGGCCAAAAGTACCTTCACCAGCATATTTTTTATTTTCTTCTGGTATGTAATCTAATTTAGGTTGCTCAACAGTTTGACCTGTTACTGGATCTTGAACAAAAAATTGTCTACTTCTATATAATTCAGGATATGCAACATTATAAGTAAATTGCATTCTTTGATAGGGTTCTGGTTTAAATGCACCCGATGCATACGCACCTAATCCTGCAAGACTACCAAGTGTTGCAGCTTGTTGACCTGTAGACATTCCTTTAAACCCAGCGATACCTCTTTGAAGTATATTAGGAGTAGGTACTGGAGTTCTTGTAGTCATACCTAATTCAGCAGGGCCTGTTAAAGCTCTAGAAGTAGTTACAGCTTGTTGACCTTGAAATGGTTGCATCATTGCACTTGTAAAACCTTCTGTTCCTGGAACAGAAGTCATACCAAGTTTACCACCTAAATATTGACCACCGTAAAAACCACCAGCAGCACCTAAAGCACCACCAATGATACCACCTAGTCCACCGCCTCTTTCTTTGCCTGCTTTGTAGCCTTTGTAGCCACCATATAATGCTAATGCTATTGCTAAAGGGTTTGCCATATTTAAAAATTTTTCCTATTTTTTAAGATTTTATCTTATTTATCGACATGTATCAACTCATCAGCAAATCTACCAGTATATTGATGTTCTCCTACATGAGTGATCTTGTCAAGAATATAGGCATAACATTTGCCCCCTATATCGTTCCATAGCTTACAAAAAGCAAAATCTTCCCCTAGATAAGTCTTTGTTTTAGGGTCATGAATAGTGTCAAAAAAATTCCACATATGTTCTATTTTCTTATTTTTACCATTCATTAATGTATCTTGTTCTATTTTTAAATTGGGGTACTTTTCAATCATTTTATTAATAGTTTCTTTTTTAATTAACATGAACCCTGTTGGCGAATGAGTAACCTCTATTACTCCAGATTTAATCTTTATATTATTATTATCGGCAACTTTCATTGGATACCTATACAGACTTTTATATTGTAAATCTTCTAATGATTTAATTCTATCTTTTTGTATCATATTATATGCTTTATCCCAGCACATATCTTTTAAAGGATAGGGAATAGATATAATAGGTTTATCTGCTTTTATTAATTTAAGTAAACTTTCTGGTTGAAATGCAATGTCAGAATCAATAAACAACATATGAGAAAAATTCTTAGATAAAAATGAAGCCACACTTAAATTTCTACCTTGTGTTACTAAAGAAGATTTAAACATTCTAAACTCAACAGGTATTTGTTTTTTAAAACACATTTTCTGTAATTCTAATACAGACTGAACATAATGTATGGACATTTCTGAATGACAAGGAGTTGCCACCATTATTTTTAAATTTTTTGTTTCAGTTGTTTGCTCTATTTCATCGAACCAAATAGGATCATTGTTTTTTATGTTCATCTAATACTCCTGATAAAAAGTTAGTCCACTCATTTTTTCTAAATTTCCAATTATAAAATCTTTCATAAAAATCTCTTTGTTTTTTTAAGTAATCATGCATATTGTCTGTATGTAAATAATCAGTTACTCCTTCTATTGCATATGCAAAACAAGTAGCTAAATTTTTATAATTATTATCGTATTGAACATATACAGGCCACTCACTACAAGTTTCAAATAAAGCACCGTAGTTTGTAGATATCATGTGAAGTCCTGCACCTAATGCTTCAATAGCAGATATACATGAAGTTTCTTCCCATATATTTGAATAGGGAAATATTTTATAATTAGAAATATTTTTAGTTATATAATCATTATCATGCCAACCTTTATAATTTACATTTTTTAATTTTTCTGCTTGATCATATAAAGATTTATATTCATCGTCATTTTGTTCCTTAAAACGATCTCCATAAATTTGAGTGCTAGAATATACATCTAAAGTAATATTATCTTTTTTAATTAATTGCATAGCTCCTAAAATAACATTTAATCCTCGCCATGGAGTAGGGTGAAATATCATTTTAATTTCATCATCTTTATTATGTTTTTTAACTTCTGGAAAATGTTCAATTGCATTTTTTATTACTGCACAACGATGAGTTGGTAAATTATAAGTCATTCTAAATTTTTCATAACACCAATGACTGTTAAAAACATACCAAGAATATTTTTTATGATTATCTTTATTTTTAAACCATTCAATTAAATTAGGTTGATCGTAAGAATTTTGAACCCAAAGAATATTAATTTTGTGATCTGATAAAGGTTTTTTCTCTGGAACAGAAATAGTTATTTCAAATTCTCCAAGTAATGTATTATCAACATACTTGTAAAGTAGTTTTTCTTGTAATTCTGAACCACCTATGGGAAGCATTATTTGGTTTTACCAAATACTTGTAAAGATGCAACTGTTATTTTTTGATTAACTTGTAAATCTTGTTCCGTAGTATCAGTGTTGTTATCTGCTACATCTGCATCAAATTCTTCTTTAGATGCATATTTTTTTTGTGTTCTTTTATTTATTATTTCTTCTTCCGCTTTCGCAGGTAAAACTGGAACTTCTTCACCATTTATTATTACTGTTTTTGTCATATTCTTCCTTGTTTATTATATCTCTTATAACTTCTTTTTTCATTTTTGTTAAGTCTTTTCTTATGACGACCTGGCCGCTTCCTAGGTTTTGGCCTGGGTACATAATGTACAAATTTTTGTTTAGCCATTTTCCTGTGATCTATTTATAAGTGCGTAGGATATAACACCTTTAACAACACCTGCTACATCTGCCTTAGCTTTAATTCCGTCACTTTCTTCTAATACTAACACCTGACCTGCAGCTTGAGCGGTTTCATCTGCGGTCATGTTTTTATGAAAAAATTCATAATCGGTAGAAGCGGAGTTATCTGCTAAATACATTTCTACTAAATTATTACTGTTATGTTCATTAGTAACTGCAATATTTTTTACCAATGCTCTTGAAGAATTATCAATCGTAAGTATGGTAGTTAAATTAGTTGTGCTTAAAATAAAACCTTGATTTTTATATTGTATTGTCATGATAAAAAGAAACTAAACGCATCTTGTTCATTTTTCAAGTCTTGTTGATAAGATGTATTTAATTGATTCTCCACTGTTTCTAATGCTTGGTTAATTTGTCTAAATCCTTCTGGTGTATATTCTTGAGGAGGTTCAGGTACATATACGTTTATTTTAGCCATTATCTTCTACCATCAGGGTTAACATCTGCTCTAAATGTACCGAATCTCCATGTTTCATCAGTTGATGTATTTTCAATTTTTAAATTTGCTGAACGTCCTCTTGCTCTAGTATCTACTTTTTGCGTAGATGAGTTTATAGTAAAAGGCCCTAATTGTGAAGAGGTGCCTGTATCAATTGGATAATCTTTTAAATTAATTGTGACTTGAGCATTTCCTTGCAAATTTTTAAAATCAGGTAAAAACCTTGAAATTCTTAATAAATATTCCCCATCTCCCTGATAAGGTAAATCAAAATCTCCAGATTGAATGTATGCAGGAATTGCAGTTTGGGTACCATTAAGAGCAACTTGATTTAAACCACTTTCATGTTCGTATAATGTACTAGCACCAAATTTATTAGTTGCTCCACTTAAATTTGCAACTGTTGGAGTACCTGTGGTATTATATTCCGTAGCATAGGGTTTATCATAAGTGTCTGCATCTACATAACTACTTCTTGCTAATGTCATTATAGACCAAGTATTTTCTACATAATTATAAATTACAGATCTATTATTTTGAGTTGAAGGATTATTTAAAGGGGTTCCAGCAGGATAAAACCATACTATCTCATTAAATAAAGAATTATGTTGTCCATAAATAATTTCATTTGAAGAATAATTAACACCAACATTATCACCAGAAGTTGTGAAAACATAATCCTCAACAAGTGAAGGAAGTAATTTTACTGTACCATCAAATCTAAAAAATCCACCACCTTTACCCATCCAAAAAACTTGTCCATCTGCGTAAACTACTGAGTGTTGTCCAATACAACCGCAGTTAGATCCTACTTGTCTGATTGAAAATGTAAAAGGAGGGCCAACAAACTGCATAGTATAGGCAGCGGTATCCGTTAAAATAAGAGTATAGTCTTTACCAGACACTGCTGCTACAATCTTATTACCTGTATCTAATCTAAATGTTCCTGCAGTATTAACTGAAGTTGGTTGATAAACATTATAGTTTTCTTGATCTGAAAATCTAATAAACATTGGATCTTGTGAAGTTGTATCTCCTATTGTAGTTTCAGTTCCAAAATGTATTACATGTCTATCTCTATCTGAAACAACAGTTAGTCTTGTTGCAGTTGGAGCACCTGACATTACCGTAGCACGCGTAGTTAATAGAGGACTTGTAGTGCCTGGATCCCAAACAAAAGTTTTACTATCTTTAACTGTTGCTATAAGTTGTTGACCAAAGTTATCTAAACTCCAGTTACCTGGATCTAAAATTACAGTAGATGAGGTGCTTCCTGTTCCCCATGTACTAGAGCCCCACGTATCCGTTCCCCAACCATAACCATAAGTTTGAATAGTTGGCCCTACTTCTTCATAAGGATTTATTGTTGCAGAACCTGAAGCAGACATATCTGTACCTGTTTCATTATTTTTCATTTCAATTGTAAAAGTATCTACTGTAGGAACTGTTAATATTTCAAAAGTATAATTTTCAAAATCAGCTGCAACAAAAGAAGAAGTTCCTGGAATAGTTACACTAGAAAAAGTTATATAATCTCCTACACTTAAAGCATGTCCTGTTTTATTTACAGTTACTGTTTTTGAACCATTTGTTGAATCAAAAGTTGCACTTGATAATCCAGCTTTTAATGGAGTAATGTCATAAAATTTATCTTCATAATAAATGTATAAAGCTTTTGAGGTGCCAATCGCTGCATATTTTCTACCTTCTAAATCTGTCCAAGTATGTTCAGCTCTTGCAGGGCCTGCTATAGTTTCTTGTCCTATGGCAACATACCCACCTATTTTTTCTGGTTGACCATATCTAAATCTAATATAGTTTCCATCAATCCACTGACCTTCTGCTCCTGATGGTGTATCTGATTTATTTATACCTGGCCTAATTTGTACATTTGTTAATGGCATAATGTATTTTACAACACATTATAGCTTCTTCCAAGTAGATGGTGATGGTATATTATGTTCTGATTTAACACCTTTTCTCATGGTTATCATAATATCACCTGATATAGAGATCCGTGGTTCGTGTTTCGTGTTCATTCCAGTCTCATGAAATATCATAGAAGGAAAGACAATAATATTTCCTGTTGCTGCAGGGTACTCTGCTTTTGCAAAATTAGTCTCATCCCATTTAGAAAAATAAGGTTCTCTTCTTGGAATGTTTAATCCTACCTTATGTGCCTCATCATCTAGAAAAAATAAATTTCCTTGGTCTTCAGCAAAAGGATAATACACAAAAGAATAATGACTACTCATATGTCGATGATAAGCAATAAACTGATCTTTTATAGAATATGTAGCCCAAGCCTTTGTAATATAAAACTCAAATAATTCTAAATCATAATTTTGTACAGACATTGCTGCAATAATTACTTTTTCTATTTCATCAAATAACTTTTTAAATCTTGGATCTAAATGTAAATTATCATCAATAGATTGTAGTTCTTTGGCTTTAATGTCCGTGGTTCGTGAGTATTGAGAATTGGTTGCTGTTACTTCCTTCTCGATTAAGGGTACAATATCTTTATTAATTTCTTTAAAATTTTTAATAGAGGAAATATAAATAGGGTAACCAAACCATTTAGAAATGTTTGCCATAAAGGCACTATACTAATTTACTTTTAAAAATCTATATTTAATTTCACCATTACCACCTACCCCTCCATTAGTAGAACCTCCACTATATTGAGCACCACCTCCGCCACCGCCTGATCCTCTAGTTCCAGCAGCTCCAGCTCCACCACCTATAGGAGAACCTGCTCCACCAGATATATTACCCGCATAAGAAGAGGCACCATTAGATCCACCAATTTGACAGTTATCCCCACCACAGTTATTAGATCCTGATATTCCTCCTGTTGCACCATTACCTGATTGGTTAAATGTACCTACAGGGCCAGAAGTATTTGAAGTTACATTTTTATTTGTACCATCAGAATCTTTAAATGTTCCTGAAGTTACTGCTGATCCTGATATAGTTGCAGTTCCTGCAGTACCTGCTGTGTTTGTTCTTAAAGGCCCTTGTACTCCTCCACCAGTACCTGAAGATCCTCCGCCAGCTCCTAAAGTAAAAATAGAACCTGTTGTTGATCCTGATAAAGTTGTATTAGTTCCAGCAGAAGCAATACGAGGTTGCTTAAAATTTGAAGTTTGATTTCCTGCAGCTCCA